CAGTTTTCCCCTCCCTGGTTTTCATCCTCACAATGGCAGGTTTACAATTACTTTTGAATGAAACTGTTGCCAAAAGCGCTGTATTGTCTAAGGTGTGTGCTGTGAGTACGTTGGATTCGTCCCTTCCTTCTTCTGTTATTCTTGACCGAGTGAACTCCAACTATTTATCCTGTGCCAAAGAGGATTGTAAAAGAATTCTCAACATTGGTTTGGCTGTAGGGGTGGGAGTTGTAGCATTCAAAATTGCAAAATTTTGGTGGATTTCACACAAGAAGCAACAAGACTTCATTTCTAAACTGGGACGTGATACTTTTTCCGAGATTGCGAAAGATATCTCAGAGGACGCAGAAGATGAAGAGGAAGAGGAAGTTAGCAATATTCAAGTTGGAGAGATCGACATTGGTGTTCCTCAGCCCAAGCATAAAAACAGACATCGTAACAAAAGGTTTACGACCAAACTTGTTCATATGACCAAGAATCATTTTGGTGGATGTCCCGATCCAAGCAAATCCAATGTTATGGCTGTTTCAAAATTCGTTTACGAAAAATGCAAGGAACATGGGTGTTTACCTCATCAGACTAGGATGTTAATCAGTGTCGTTGTTCCCCTAGTATTGAGTCCTGATCAATACGATATATCTAGCAAAGCTCTCTTGAATTCAATGGAATCGTGCGAGAATAGAGCTGCGTTGGAGCGCCATAAATCTATAGATAGTTGGTTGACTTACTTAGTTTGTCATCCACTTACAACAAAGGCGTGGAAAAGAGCAATTGACAACCTCCTGGGTCTTCCAGATTGGAAGGCCTTTCGGTTGGTTAACTAGGGGTGCCTAGAGGAGCTCGCGGGATTTGACACCAAGGTGTCAAGGGGGACACATCCCGACATGACCGAGTTTCCTCAGGAACGTCCCTGTAAGACACGCAAAATGTACTGTTTAGGTGGTGTTGGAACGAGCGTGCAGTTCGGTGTTCATAACAATTCTTTGAAAAATTTAAGAAGAGGTCTCATGGAGCGAGTCTTCTATGTTGAAAACGAAAACAAAGAACTGGAACCAGCACCTAAACCCCTAGAAGGATCCTTTGAACAATTAAGATATTTCCGCCGAAAGCTACATAACATAATTGGTTCTCATTCCAGTGTTAGTCCACAAAGATTTGTGGAGTTTTACACAGGCAGGAAGAAAACAATTTACATGAACGCGGTATCATCTTTAGAAGGACAAGCTGTTCAAAGGAGAGATGCATTTCTCAAAACTTTCGTTAAAGCTGAGAAACTAAATCTTTCTAGGAAACCAGATCCAGCTCCAAGAGTTATACAACCACGGAATGTTCGATATAATGTAGAAGTTGGAAGGTATTTGAGAAATTTTGAACACTTCTTGTACAGAGGTATAGATCACATTTGGGGCGGACCAACCGTTATTAAAGGATATACTGTTGAACAAATTGGACAAATCACTAAGGATGCTTGGGATTCATTCACCAATCCTGTTGCTATTGGATTTGACATGAAAAGATTTGATCAACATGTGTCTTTGGAGGCCCTAAAATGGGAACATAGTGTGTATTTAGATGCCTTCTGTCAAGATGAATATCTGAAGGAATTGTTGAGTTGGCAATTGTTAAACAAAGGTGTGGGCTATGCCAGTGATGGCTATATCAAGTACAAAGTCGAGGGTTGCAGAATGAGCGGTGATATGAACACTGCTATGGGAAATTGTCTGATTAGTTGTGCTATAGTGCATGATTTCTTTCGTAAAAGAGGTATTAAAGCAAGATTGTTGAATAATGGTGATGATTGCGTTGTGATCACAGAGTCAGAGTGTGCCGCAGTGATTAAAACTGACATGGTAAGGCATTGGAGAAACTTTGGATTTCAATGTGAATTAGAGTGTGAAGCGACAATCTTAGAACAAATTGAATTTTGCCAAATGAGACCTGTATACGATGGGAGCCAATACATTATGGTTCGTAATCCTCTTATTTCCCTTAGTAAGGATTCATACTCAGTTGGTCCCTGGAATGGGATTCAACATGCCCAAAAATGGGTGAATGCCGTTGGCCTTTGCGGTTTAGCACTCACTGGAGGTATTCCAGTGTTACAAAGCTATTATTCCATGTTTGTTAACAACACCAAAAATATCAATTCCAGCAGCATATTACGTGATGTTTCATTCGCTAGTGGGTTCAGAGAATTAGCCAAAATGGGCAATCGGAAAACTGGTGACATTTCTGAATCTTCTAGATTTAGTTTCTATCTCGCATTTGGCATCACTCCAGACTATCAACGTGCCATGGAGACTACTTATGAAAATCACACAATTGACTGGGGCTTCGTGCCCCAGGGTAAATCTCGAATACAACCAATCTCATGGATTCTGAACGAACTGTAGAACAAAGTGGTCACTCCAGTAGGGGTAGAAGTGTGGAAAGAGGGGGAAACAACAAGGCTTCTATGGGGCGAAAGATAGCCAATGATGCTATCACTGAATCGAAGCAAGGAGTTATGGGTGCTAGTGTATATATCGCTGATCAAATCAAGGTGAAAATCAACTTTAATTTCTAAAGTGATATGGGTTGCTGCACTCATTGTTCCAGCCCCGGGGATTTCTCTGGTGTAATTGCTATTTTATTTCTCATATTGTTGATCTTGTTCATTACCTCTCTCGGCCAAACAGGTAATACTTACGTCCATCACTTCGATAACTCTTCAATTAAAACACAATACGTAGGCATCTCTACAAATGGCTCTGATTAAACGTGTAAATAATTTGCCGACTGTTAAGTTAGCTAAGCAACTGGTTCCTGTGGTTGCTTCCAAGGCTAACATGGTTAACCAAGCTCTTGATCTAGCTCCCATGGTAGTGAGTGGTACCAAGAAACTCAGTAAGGCCGCTAGGCGTTTGCTGGGATCATCTGGTGGTAATATCACTTTTACTGAAGGCGCTGCCCCTGGTTCAGTAAGTGCTCCTGTCGCTATCAGTAGACGGGTAGCAGGTATGAAGCCTAAATATAAAGAAACTAGGGGGACAATCTCCATTAAACACCGAGAATTAGTTACTTCCATTAATGGCAGTAGTTCACTTTCCGTGAATAATGGAGACTTTAATGTTGGAAAGTATAGATTGAACCCATCAAATCATGCTTTATTCACATGGTTACCTGGGACTGGTCAACTGTACGATATGTATAGGTTCACTAGCTTCAGGGTACTATACATTCCAACATGTAGTACAACTACAACTGGACGGGTCTCTTTAGTATGGGATCGGGATTCACAAGATGCTCTCCCCGTTGATAGAGCTGCTCTAAGTGCTTACGGGCATAGTGCAGAGTCTGCTCCTTGGGCTGAGAATCTTCTTGTTATACCCGGTGACAACACTTGGAGATATGTCAATGATACCAATACTGCTGATAGGAAGTTGGTCGATTTTGGGCAATTCTTATTCGCCACTTATTCTAGTGCTTCACCAGTTTCTCTAGGTGATATCTATATTGAATATGTGGTGGAATTCAAAGAGCCACAACCTCTCTCAGGTATGGTGCAAATGTTTGATCGTACTACCTCACTTGGTTTAACCGGAAGCACAATTCGCGGTGCAAATTATATTTCTGATTTCAACGTTGTCACTACTGTCAATTCTCTCTCCATCTTCCTCAATGTGCCTGGCACTTTTCTCTTCACTATTGTACTCAATTCTGGTGCCGCTGGAACTTTCTCTTTTGGAGGTAACAGCGCACAGGTTGGGAATGTGCTAGCTGCTACAGGTGGTGGAGTCACCGCTCTCACATTTACCATGACCTCCTCAGGAATACCTGATTCTAATCCTAGTTTCAGTTTTCCCGGGTTAACAGGTTTATCTAGAGTGAGAATGACATTAGTGCGATCTTCTCCTGACACAGCCTATTTGTAATTTCTTTCTGTCCTTCATAATAATGGTAAACAGTGAAATACCGTAAGAAAGATTACATCCTGCTTTCTTTGCTAACCCATCTAGTGTGTAGAATCGGTTTGGCCACCGATTACGGCGTATCTATTTGGTGTGTAGAAAGGAAGACTTGCGAAGTTGTTCTGAAGATAGTAATTGTTTATCATTCCTCTTAGTCAAATATCCTTCGGGAGGGCGGACTAAGAGTATGTCATGTAAGTTATTG